ATATTTCCAATTTAACTGATATGTCTGCTATGTTTGAATGTAGTGAGTTTAATGGAGATATTTCAAAATGGAATGTTTCTAATGTAACTAATATGTATAGTATGTTCTGTGAAAGTAAATTTAATGGTAACATCTCTAAGTGGGATGTTAGTAATGTCATTAATATGGAATATATATTTAAAAATAGCGAATTCAATGGTGACATTTCACAATGGAATGTTAATAATGTTACTAACATGGAAGCTATGTTCTATAAAAGTAATTTTACTGGAGACATTTCGCAGTGGAATGTTTCTAATGTTACTAATATGGCATTTATGTTTACCTTTAGTGACTTTATTGGTGACATTTCTAAATGGATTAAACAACCAACTTAATATACATGATGGATGATTAATACCCTTTACCATGCATGTGTTAAATAATCACTACACCTAAAAAGTGTAGTGGTTATTTTTTTATGCGTTTGATTTTATTTCAGTTACTTATATATAACATGTACTAGCTTATATATTACATCTAACATATTGTTTAGGTGATATATATGTTAGAAATCTCAAGGAGAATAAAAATGAACACAAAACAAAAAGTAGTAGTTGCAACAAAAGAAGAACTGATGAATATTATTAAAAGTTCACCAGTTGATGCTGATCTAAATTACATTGATGTGTCAGGTATAACCGACATGTCATATTTATTTACTAACAGTGAATTTACTGGGGATATTTCAAAATGGAATGTTAGTAATGTAATTTGCATGGAATATATGTTTTATGGTAGTAAATTCAATAGTGACATATCTAAATGGAATGTTTCTAATGTAACAAATATGGCAGCTATGTTTGAATGTAGCGAGTTTAATGGAGATATTTCAAAATGGAATGTTTCTAATGTAACTAATATGTATAGTATGTTCTATGATAGTAAATTTAATGGAGACATATCTAACTGGGATGTTAGTAATGTATTAAATATGTCGCACATGTTTGAATATAGTAAATTCAATAAAGATATATCCAATTGGAATGTATCTAATGTAACCAATATGTCATATATGTTTTATTACAGTGAGTTTAATAAAGATATATCCAGTTGGAATGTATCTAATGCCATTAATATGACTAGTATGTTTAACTTTAGTAGTTTTAATGGAGACATTTCTAAATGGGTAAAACAACCAACTTAATATACATGATGGATGATTAATACCCTTTACCTAGATATGTAAAATAACCACTACATCTAAAAAGTGTAGTGGTTATTTTTTTATGCATTTGATTTTATTTTAGTTACATATATATAACATGTACTAACTTATGTATTACATCTGAGCATATCGTTTAGGTGGTATATAGGTTAACATTTTTAAGGAGAAACAAAATGAACACAAAACAAACAGTAGTAGTTGCAACAAAAGAAGAACTGGTGAATATTATCAAAAATTCACCAATTGATGCTGACCTAAATTACCTTGATGTATCAAATATAACTGATATGTCAAGTTTGTTTGCTCATAGTAAATTTAATGGAGACATTTCTAAATGGGATGTTTCTAATGTAACTGATATGTCTAGCATGTTTGAATATAGTAATTTTAATGGTGATATTTCAAAATGGAATGTATCTAGTGTAACAGATATGTTTAATATGTTTAATAACAGTAAATTTAATGGAGACATTTCAAAATGGGATGTATCTAGTGTAATTTATATGTCTAATATGTTTCAGCATAGTAAATTCAATGGTGATATTTCGTATTGGAATGTGTCTAATGTCACTAACATGGAATATATGTTTTATAATAATACTATTTTTAAAGGAAATATTTCAAAATGGGTAAAACAACCAACTTAATATACATGGTAGATAATTAATACCCTTTACCTAGATATGTAAAATAACCACTACATTTTTTAGGTGTAGTGGTTATTTTTTTGTGTATTGGATAAAGTTTCAGTTACTTATATATAACATGTACTAACCTATGTATTACATCTAACATATCGTTTAGGTGATATGTAGGTTAATCTTTCTAAGGAGAATCAAAATGAACACAAAACAAACAGTGGTGGTTGCAACAAAAGAAGAACTAATGGAAATTATTAAAAGTTCAAAGGTTAATGCTAATCTAAATTATCTTGATGTGTCAGGTATAACTGACATGTCAGATTTGTTTGCTAATAGTAAGTTTAATGGTAACATCTCTAAGTGGGATGTTAGTAATGTTGAAGATATGGAATATATGTTTTATAACAGTAAGTTCAATAGTGACATTTCACAATGGAATGTTAATAATGTTACTAACATGGAAGCTATGTTCTGTAAAAGTAATTTTACTGGAGACATTTCGCAGTGGAATGTAGCTAATGTTACTAATATGGCATTTATGTTTAACTTTAGTAATTTTAATGGCGACATTTCTAAGTGGGTAAAACAACCAACTTAGATCGTGTAATAATATATAGATTAAAAATACTTAAGGAAAAAAAATGTCTATAGCTATTTTAAAAATAACACAAGAAGAAGCAAAAAATAAATTAAAAGTTGCAAACAATGCAGCCATTAATAACGATGGTGTAAATAAACTTATTGTGATTGTAAAAGAAATAAGAACAAATTTCCCAACAATAGAAAGAGGATTATTAAAAGAAGTAAAATATTCAGTTGAAATATTAAAAAGTTTTGGGTATGCATTTAATTTGAGATCAAAAAATCCAAACAAATGGATAACCAAAAACTAATGCTATCATTATTATTATGTAAAGGGTAAATAAAACTTTATTTAATTAGGTAATAATGTGGTAGAAAAATAAGCGAGTATGGTGAAATTGGTAGACACAAGGGACTTAAAATCCCTCGGCCAAAAGCTGTGCCAGTTCGACTCTGGCTACTCGCACCAAACAATTCCTTAATAGCTCAGTTGGTAGAGCGACGGACTGTTAATCCGCAGGTCCCTGGTTCAAGTCCAGGTTGAGGAGCCATTATGTGTAAAAAAGTTTAAAAGGGTCTGTAGCTCAGCTGGTTAGAGCAGTGGACTCATAATCCATTGGTCCTCGGTTCAAGTCCGAGCAGACCCACCAATTTAGCCCTCTTAGTTAAATGGATATAACTAGGGATTTCTACTCCCTTATTGGCAGTTCGATTCTGTCAGAGGGTACCAGTTTGAATTAAAAATATAACAAACACATTGGTAATATACCTTTGTGTTTGTTATATTTTTTAAATAAAAAGGAGAAACATTATGTCTTATTTATTAACAAATGTATTTTCATATACATTAGTATTTTTAGTATTATTTTTACATATTACAATTGTGGGTAATGATAATTTAAATACTGAAATTATATTTTTTAAAAATAAACCAATTGTGAAAAAATTACCAATTGACCAATCATTAAATAAAATAAATGATATAGCTTTTACACTGTTTGCTGAAGATAGATCTAATATTAAAGGTATGAAATATATTTTAAGTGTAATTTTAAATAGATCTAAAAACCATAAATTAAATACAATGCATAAAATTGTATTAGCTAAATATCAGTTTAGTTGTTGGCATAAAGGTAAAAAAGTTAGACAAACAAATAAAAATATAGATAAAAAAATGTATGCCAAAGCTATTACTCTTGTTAAACTTGCTATAAATGGAAAATTTAAACCTTTAACTACTGCTACTCATTATTATAATCCTAATAAAGTTATTGCTAAATGGGACAACGGTTCTTTTAAAGAAGTAGCTATTATTAATGATCATAAATTTCTTGTAGCTGTAAATTAAAACTTTAAAAATACCTCACTGCTATTTAAGCAATGAGGTATTTTTTTTTTATTCTTTAACTATATTAATTTGTTTAATAAAGAAATCAACTAAATATTCTATAATACTATATAAACCAGCTTCTTCAGGAGTCATCTTATCATTTATTTTAAGTAATTTATTCATATTACTAAGAATATAATATGCATTACTATAATAGAATCTAACATTAGCTACTAAATATAAACATAATTCATCTATATTATCTGCAGTATCTAAATCAATAGTTTTAATATATGCGTCATACATACCTTTAACTACTGCATTATAATCAGATATAGAATTAATAACTTCTTTTTCTTCTTCACCAGCTGCATCTAATTGAGAAAAGAAAAGATTATTAATTATAGTTTTAAATGTAATAAGTTTAGTATTACTTATAGTAACAGAATATGCACTTCTAACATTTAACCATATATTAGTATAGTAATCTTTACCATCAATTAATTTAGTAGTAGTTATGTCATAGTTATTAGTTTTGGCTATAAAACCAAATAAAGCTTCTATACCACAACCTGATTCTGCTAATTCATTGAATGATTCTTCATATACATATAAATCATAGTTTTTAGTGTTACCAATAATGATAGACACATTAGTCGCAGAATTAGTAGTAAGTAATTGTTTATTCCTAATAGTTTTTTCATACTGTTCTACTGTTTGATATAAATTAGCAGCATGAATATTTCTGTTATTAGCGGCCTTTACCCTTAATTGTAACATAGTATTATTAAGATTAAGATCAGTTCTAATAGATAGATTTCTATAAAATAAATAATTAGCTAAATTATAATTAAGAAGAGTTGGAATATCCATTGCATATTCTTGTTGTTCATTAACTATATAATTAAGAATAACTGATGGACCTATTTCATCTAACCATGATTTAATATATGTATCATAATCAACATTATCTGTAAGTAAATATGTTGATACATCAAAACCTTCTGTTAATGTATTTGTGTTAAATACATCTTTAACATTATTGGTAATTTCTTTATATTGCGATAACTCTGTATCAATTAACGGACTTCTAAATACACTAGGTAATTTATAATAATGAACATTAAAAAAGTCTTCTGGTTGTTTTTCTTTATAATTATCTAATGCAGAAATAATAGATTCATGTAATTCTTTTACTGCTACATTAACTACAGTTTTAGCATATTTAATATGTCCAGTAACTAATGTAGATAATTTATTTGTATAATCTTCCATAATAGCATCATGTGACGACATCGCATATGACTTTTCACCATTAGCACCAATTACATAATTACCACCACTCATAGTTTGTATCTGATCAATTACACCTTCATCAGATGAAATTGATATAGGACCATTATATCTTTGTACAGATAAACATAATTCCTGCAATGCTGTAGCATTTAAAAAATCTAATTTAATATTAGCAGTAACTAAATCTTTTGCAAAAGCTTCAGATACTTTAATCGTATTTTTAGTTAACATAATTATTTTCCTTTTAAGCTAAAAGCTTTTTCTTTAAACTGTTAACAATAGATAAATCAATTATATTTTTTGTTAACGATTGATTATTTATTACATCAGCAATGTCTACACCTGCACATTTTTTGATTACGGAACTAATTACTTCAACAGTATTAGCAATAACAATAGTATTATTAAGAATTTTATCACGATTTATGTTATCAGCAATAGATTGAAGATTGCTATTTACATTTTGATTATTATTATCCACAGGTAGTTGCTCCATAATTATTATTAAAAAATACACTCAAAGAATATATGAAGACTGTATTATAATTTTTTTATTTTTTTGTTACATAACTTGAATGTGAAAAGGAAAAACTAAATGAACACAAAACAAACAGTGGTGGTTGCAACTAAAAAAGAATTATTAGAACTTATAAATAATTCATCAGATAGTGCTGATTTAAATTATATTGATGTGTCTAATATTACTGATATGTCTTATTTGTTTTATGATTCCAAATTTAATGGAGACATTTCGCATTGGAATGTTTCTAATGTTACCATTATGGCTGGTATGTTTATTGGTTGTGAATTCAATGGTGATATTTCACATTGGAATGTTTCCAAAGTAAAAAATATGGAGTATATGTTTGACGAAAGTAAGTTTAATGGGGATATCTCGAAATGGAATATTTCCAATGTTAAAAATATGTCATATATGTTTTATTACAGTGAATTTAACAATGATATATTTAATTGGGATGTATCTAAGGCCACTGATATGTCATTTATGTTTTATAAGAGTAAATTCAATGGTGACATTTCTAAATGGGATGTAGCTAATGTTACTAATATGAGAAATATGTTTTATTATAGTGAATTTAATGGTAATATTTCTAAATGGAATGTATCTAAGGTTACTGACATGAGAAATATGTTTAATAATAGTGAATTTAATGGTAATATTTCTAAATGGAATGTTTCTAATGTCACTGATATGAGTTCTATGTTTAATAACAGTGAATTTAATGGTAATATTTCTAAATGGGATGTATCTAATGTTACTAATATGCGCTCTATGTTTTATTATACTAAGTTTATTGGAAATATTTCTAAATGGGATGTATCTAGTGTTACTGATATGTCTCACATGTTTGAACATAGTAAATTCAATGGAAACATTTCAGAGTGGAATATAGTTAATGTTACTACTACAGCATTTATGTTTTCTGAAAGTGAGTTTAATGGTGATATTTCTAAATGGGATGTATCTAATGTATTAGATATGGCATGTATGTTTTATAATACTAAGTTTAATGGAGATATTTCTAAATGGAATGTTTCCAATGTTATTGATGTTAGAAATATATTTTCTAGCAATAAATTAATTAATAATATTGTTAATATTAATAATACAGAACATATTGATTATAAATATTTAAACGTGTTACAAGTATGTTTTATAATAATACTAATTACGGTAATGATAACATTTTATTATTGCTACTATTATGGTGATATGCAATGAATATTTTTTTAGATAATGATGATAATTATAAAAGAGAAATAGATATAATAAAAGCATATGCTACACAATCTAGTTCATATTTACAGAAAATAAAAAATATATCTAAAGATAGTGCAGATAAGATAATGGTAGATATAATAAAAACTAAATTATTAGATAGAAAAATTAAACACTTTAGTAGAAAAGAAAATGGTGATAGAGAAATAATAGAAACTAGTTTATTAGGTTATATTTATAATAATATTAAAAATAATAATATTATAGTTCCTACATTTACCACATACCTTAATAGTAATGTAAAAAAATCAATGCTATCTGAATTTATTGCCAATAATGTTAAAGTTAGATCTATAGCTAAAAAAATAGCACAAAAAGCTAAAGTAAATAAAAATATGGATTTATATAATTCTAAAAATAATGAACAAAGTATGCTTAAGACTTATAACAATTCCTTATCAGGTGCATTTGCACAAAAATCTTGTATATTACATAATCCTACAGCTCATAGTACCTTAACTTCTATCACTAGAACTATGTCATCTTTAGCTAATGCTAATAATGAAAAACTTATAACTGGTAATAGATTTTATTACAGTCCATTAATTATGTTAAATAATATAATTTATATAGTTTCAAATGCAAATTTAATAATTCTTAAAGATGTAATAGATAAATATAATTTATATTTACCTAATGTTGATGATGTTGTAAATGTTTTAAAAAGAAGTTCAGATCTTTATTTTAGTGATTTACCTTATTATTTAACTAAAATTATACCATATTTAAATACACTTACACCATATGAAAGAGCTGCTATATGTTACTTAGGTGATTTTTATCATATACGTGTTTTTAATCCTGAATTTGTAAAAACGTTTATAACTGAATTATGTACTAAAATCAGTAGCAATGATACATCCCTAGATATACCTAATAAATTATATGCTACAAATGAAAGTATTTTAAATTTTACTCATTTAATATGGTTTAGCATGGTACGTGGTTATGGTAAGAAATATGAAGAATTACATACTGAAAATAAAGCAGCTAATTTATATTATACAACTTTACATATAGAAGAAGTATTAGTTAAATATAAAGATTTTATACATGGGTTTTTTGTAACTAATATATTACCTAATTCTAGTAACAGATTAAAATATATGAGAAGAAGGACTGTTGTACTTAGTGACACAGATTCTACTTGTTTTACAATGGAAGAATGGGTAAATTGGTACAATGGCTCTATAGTTATAAATGATGAAACTATAGCTGTAGCTGGTGCAGTTTGTTTATTAGCTACAGAAAATATAGCACATTTATTAGCTAAGTTATCAGCAAATTTAAATGTAGATAAATCATTATTACATACTCTTGCAATGAAAAATGAATATATGTGGACTGTGCACATACCAACTGAGGTATCTAAACATTATTTAGCTTATACTGTTATGCAAGAAGGCAGTGTTCATAGTGAACCAGAATTAGAGATAAAAGGTGTACATCTTAAAAATAATGCATTACCTAAAAATATAAAAGATGATATTAATAATCTTATAGAAGATATTTTAAAAACTATACATACTAATAATAAAATAAAAATAACTAATATATTATTACATATTAAAAATTTAGAAGACGAAATAAGAAGATCTGTATTAGCTGGTGAAGTTATTTATTATAAGAAATCATCTATTAAAAATAAAGAAGGATATGCTATGGATGAATTTCATTCTCCATATCAAAGACACATGTTCTGGGTAGATATATTTCAAGATAAATATGGTGAAGTAGCTGAACCACCTTATAATACTATAAAAATACCCACTATTATAATAAATAAAGTTACTATGAATGAATGGATTAATTCTATAGAAGATAAAGATATAGCAGATAAATTAAATACATGGTTAATTAAATATAATAAAAAAGATTTACCTACTTTATATCTTAATGTAGATTATGCTCAAGCATATGGTATACCTATTGAATTTATTAATATTATTGATGTAAAAAGAATTATTTTAGATTTAACTATTACATATAGATTAATATTAGAATCATTAGGGTTAATTATGGATAATAAATTATTAATTTCTGAGCAGTATCTTTTTTAATTGACATCTTGATATGTAAGGTTACCCTTACATATCAAGATCAATCTTGTGGGTTACTAAATTTAAAAGAAAGGGATAAAAAATATGCCTATAACACCAACACCAATTTCACCATCTGTAACATATTTTATAGATATGTCTGGTTCTAACCCAGCTAATTTAGTTTCAAATGAAATACATACAGTTAGTGAAGCACATTTTGCAGATTACTATTTTATAATTCCTAATTTTGCGCCATTTTATGCCCAAAATTTTGCCATGAGTATATCTATTAATGGTATAGTAACAACATTAATAGAGAATATAGATTATAGTTTAGTATTACCTTACGTAACTGGAACTAGAACAACTGGTAAACCAATGTACGGTGGAATAACCATACATAATTTAGCATTAAATGGTATATTATCTTTAACATATCAGACAATAGGTGGTGATCAGTTAGTAGATAGATTATATGTTTTAAATTATCTAGTAGAAAAAGCATATAACCCAAGAACAACAATATGGGATATTATAACAAATGTTCCTAATGCTCTTCCACCAAATCCTCATTATCAAGATTATAATCAATTTTTAGGTCAAGATTCGTTGATACTAAAATTAAATGAAATGAAAGATGCTATATTAGCTAATTCAACTAATACATCAGCACAAATACTTTCAATAGTAAATAACTTAAGTAATAATACAACTAATGGTTTAGCTTTCACTGGTGGTACAATGACTAGCCCACTTATATTAGCTGGTAATCCAAATACAGCACTTGAAGCTGCTACTAAACAATATGTTGATAGTAGTGACCTAGCATTACAAACTCAAGTTACAACATTACAAGGAGCAGTTACTACATTTAATGCTAGTACAGTTACCTTAACATATGTAGATACAAAAGATGCACTTAAGGTAAATAAGGCTGGTGATACCATGACTGGTCAACTAGTGTTACCAGGTGCTCCTACATTAACCACACATGCTACTGATAAAGGTTATGTTGATACACTAGTAACAACACATACTGCTAATGTAGCATTACATCTTACACCAACTCAAAATACATTATTAGATGCAGTAACTGTAACATCAACTGAAATCAATACTTTAGCTGGCGCTACATCTAATGTGCAAGCACAAATAAATACTAAACTTAGTTTAGCTGGTGGAA